ATAAGTAGGTGCTGTATGAACGTGTTCCCCATTAGTGCTACATGTTGCGATGTGTCCATGTTCTGGCAGTTCCCCGACAGATAACTGATGTTCGTGTTCGCCACCGGTACTGCCAGCTTGGTATTCTACGCCCCATTCTGATGTGCCCTGTGCCAGCAAAACACGTCCTGCCGGCATTGCCTCCCACGTACCGCCAAAAAGATCTGCAGGTGATGTCGAATTTACAGACATATATATACTGCCTACAGGATATGAATCTAAAGCAGTAGGCCTAATATTTTGTACCGTCCATACAACACTGCCGTCATTTATCTCCTGTCCTACAACAGCATTAGCTTCTAAAATCGGTTCAACGGAACTTGTAGTTCCTGCAGTTTTACATAACAAATAAGCCCAGCTTGGACCATTACCGTCTTCGGTATATCTTATATCTCCAGCTATAATTTCCTCATTCGGATTCCATGCATTCTTACTTTTTCCAACGATCGTGATTATCTTATTTTTAATATCACTAAGTAAATTAATTCCTTTACCTGCCAAAAGAGTTAGTAAATCTCCCTTTTTAGTTGCAATAACACTATCTTTGCCAATAGTAATGCCTTTTAAATTAAAGTCATTTGGATGAGCCTCTGTATCTTCATTATGCTCAGTAACTTTATCCTCTGCAATTTTTCTTGCATTAGCCACTGTTACTATACCTTCAGGATCAATAATTGCTGTTATATTCGCCATGTTTTCCGTTACTACATTAATACTAAATTCTTCTGAAATCACAACAGAGCTTGATGCGGAAGGCAGAAAATCAGGGGAGGTATCTGTCATTATTGCATACATTATTTCCCCAACATCAGGATCATTTGCAAATACACCACATTCACGAATATAGTACCCTTCTGAAAGTTCAGCATTAGTAACAATACTTTGAATTTTAGCTAATCCACCATTAACACTGATTGCCGTTAATCCTAAAGCTTGTTTGGGTTGAATCAAATCAGTAAGATCTTCTGGCGATACTCCATCTGGAATAATACCAGAACCCAATTTCATCTTAGTGATCGTTAATGTACTACCAGCAATAGCTTTTGCCTGTAATACCTTTCCTTGTTTAGTCAACATTAAATTTGCCCAGTTTGGCATGTTACTTCAACTCCTTTGTGTACATAGATTGCAGCTCCAAAATAATTATTGATATTTAAAATCTGTGGTTTTATCTGTGATGGGAAAATCTCCACTTTTCTCATTGAAGAATAGACCCCTCCAACAAATAAGGAGCCAGCTATTTGACGGTCAAAACTTAAAGCGTCAAGCCAACTCCTAACATTCTTACTTTCTTTAATTGCCCTATACAAATTGTCCAAAACAGATTTATCTGGAATGCCTTCTGAAATCATTCTTACCTGAAAATGATATGGTTTCCCACCATATTCCCAATTCTCATAAACTTTTGCTGATTTAAAAACAGCTGTACATACTTCCTCTACTGCAGCAGGAGTGCCTTTTCTCCGATGCCAGTCAATGGCCTTGCGCACTAATGCCCTTTTTTTATTGATATCTGCCGCATAATCATAAAAATCAACATGATATTGCCAAGCTAGTTCATCCACCAATGTTTCCGGCAACTGATCCAATCGTGGCAGTAACAAAACTAATTCAGCTTTTTCATTAATCGTTTGTAATTTTTCTGCAATGGCATTACAGATATTTCTTATCGTTTCGTTGCTTGCAATGCTAGTGGGTAGCAACTCGATTAAATTCAGATTTTGCAGATCATTCATTTTCTAGCCCCCCAAATGTAACATTAACATTTTCAGCTATCGCTACATGGTTATCAGCAACGATCCGAAAAGTAGGCGAAGATATAACCGCTCGCTTGGCGCCAGCATTTTTAATAAGACAGATTAACTCGTCCGGATTGATATCACGGCCAAGCTTAGATTTTTGCCAATCGATATAATCCTCCACCGCTTTCGCTACCGCGCTTTGAACGGCAACAGATTTAGCTTCATTTGCCCGGTCAATGTAATACGTGAGTGTAAGATCATAATTGACAACCTCCGGAGCAGCCACATGCACATGGTCAGTGAGCGGCCTTACAGATCTATCACTGCATGCTGCCTCTACGATATCCAGCATTTCTTTTCCCGGTATTCCACCGCCTACAAGTAGCGGTGTTATCAGTACTTGCCCCGGCTCCGGTGATATTACCGATACATCAACAATCAAAGACGAAGCTCGTTTGGCAATTTTAATGTATTCGCCCACTGGTCCAGCTACCGAAAATCCCTCCGGAGCCTCGCGAATAGCCTCACGCAAAGAATCGTCACTCTCGACATCTGAACCTCCCTCCGACGTTGTGGTATTGACCATTCCAGCGACGTACGGAATTGGATCAACAATCTTATTGATTTCTCCCGGCAGATAGCCATTACCGAGAACACCAGCCACAGTACAGGTAGCCGCTACAGAAACATCCAACTGTCCAGCTATGACCGTTGCATCCTGATCAATAGCAAAAAACACATTATCTCCAGCTGTCGCCCGCGTACCTGCTGGAATGTTTGTCGCAACGGACCGCACCTCCGACAGGGTTATTTTAATTGTCGTGACAGAGGCCTTGGCGCCAATACGTTCTGCCCCGACAAGTACGCCCAAGTGATCCAGGTTGGCACCTGCCGAATATCGCAATAGATTTTGTTTGCCGGTGTAGTTGATCTTATTGCACAGCATCAGGATAATGGCCGCAATCACGCATAAAAATAACCGGACAGGATCACCTTGTGCAAGGGTTCTCCCGGTTATTTCCGTATAAAGCTTTATGATATCCGATAATATTTCTTGTTCGTCTGCACTAACAAATTCAATGTCCGGCAGATCACTAAGTTTCATTTATGACCACCTTCACTTTCGCCCTTAAAACGCCCTCCGCATTAGAGCGCCATGTAATTTGTTTTACCGTAACTCGCGGCTCATATTTTTTTAATGCAGCAAATATTTCACTTTCTGCTTTCGCTTTAGCCGATAACAGCGGAGCATCTACATAGTTTGCATCAATGCCAAAGTCACGGTCTAACGGTACGTTAAACTTAGACGTGCTAAGTATTGTACTGCAATTTTGTAAAATTTCCATTTGCACATTTTTTGGAGCAAAATCTACGTCAACTCTTTCTCCCGCAGTAAGTTCAAAATCCATCAGCGCACCTCCTCTGTAGAATATTCAGTCAATGTAATATCGACGCTAACGGAAAGTATTTTACCGCCTGCCCGCCAATAGCTTACGTTTTCCCCTATATCCTCCAGCAACCAATAATTATCAGATACCGGCGCACCACCTAAAATAAACGGAAAAACTGCGCCTGTGTCCCTCATTTTCCTCAGCCTCCCCAGCTCGCTTTCGGGATTTATGCCGTGATCAGTGCGCAGCTGGATCTTCATGCTAACTTTTTCAACGTCAGGCCCTAAAAACTCCATTACAGGTTTACGACCAATCAAATCGTGCTTTGCCCAGCGGCCGGAACCACTGCGGCCGTAATCACTAAAAGTACGAATTTTACCATATGTCACAACAAAAGGGATATCTCCCATAGATCCAACTTGCATATTAACCTCCTATGATTACATCCGGACTTCCAGAAGCGACACTGCCTCCACAGTCTATCGGATCACCTACCCTTGCTGCCTGCAGTCCATTAATAAGAACTGTGCTGCTGCCGCTGGCGATATGCGCTGTATGTGCTGGATGCACGATACATCCATGCGGAGCATAACTATCTCCGACACGTCCTGCACCTTTACCGTTAATTATTACATTTGTACTTGCACTCACAAGCACAGTCCCTGGACAAGCATCATGTCCTGTATCAGTATCGCCTAATCTTGTCGCCTGCAATTTACCCACCTCCTTTAAGTATTTTTGTATATAGAAAAAGCGCCCTTAAAATAAGGACGCTTTAGTTAGCGATTATCTACCATTTACTCTCGATTGCAATATATACACGCTTTTACTAGCCCTAAATCAAGTGTTTTATTATTTCATAACCATCACTTATTCTATATAATATTTGTGAAGTTTTTGAAAAATATGTTATAATGATAAAAATGATAAAGAATTGGAGATGTTTTTATGTTGAAAAAAAATCCTTAAATGGGGAGCAAGTCTTATCGTTTTACTGGTTTTAATTGGAAGTTGTGCAGGAGATAACTCTACAAAATCAACTTCTTCCTCAGCTACGACTAAAGCCACGCAAGACGCACCTAAAGTAAAAACTTATTCAGCAGGCCAATATAAAATTGGTAAAGACTTGCCTGCCGGAGAGTACGTTGTTATCTCAAATGGCGACAGTTATATTGAACTGGCCAGCGATTCAACTGGTAATTTCAGCAGTATCATAGCAAATGATGTCTTTAAAAACAGAAGTGTTATTACAGTTCAAGACGGTCAATATCTAAAAGTACAACGTGGTACTATCTATGCGGCCAAAGATGCACCCAAAGTAGAATTAAAAAATGGTATGTTACCTTCCTGTATGTACAAAGTAGGTATTGATTTCCCTGCTGGCGAATACAAAGTCACTTCTAACGGTGGGGATAGCTATATCGAAGTCTCCAGAGATAGCAGCCACAATATGAGTTCCATTATTTCCAATGATTTATTCACAGGAGACCGTTACATCCAGGTATCTGATGGTCAATGTTTAAAATTCTTCAACTGCGAAGTAAAAATCAAATAAGAAAGAAGTGTTATTTATGAAAAAATTAACTGCTCTATTTTTAGTTTTAGTTTTTACATTAGCTTTAGCAGCTACAGCATTTGCTCATCCAGGTAGAACAGATTCTAACGGTGGACACTGGGATAGAAGAACTGGAACATACCATAAACATTAAATTTTCCATATAAAAAGGCACTCCTTGAGGAGTGCCTTTTTATTATACATACCCTTTGCTTCTAAGTGCAAAAACAACATCGATCTGATGATTATGACTTATTTCTTTGCCCATATAGTCGCGCCAAAATTTATTTGGTGAAATATTATCAATATCGTCTTTTCCTAGTTTATCTATGATATCTAATGCCTCCATAGCATAGGTTCCATTTTTACTTCTTCTGTTATTTTGCCCCATTAAACTCAAAAAAGCATTTTTAGGACATCCTTTCGCAATACTGCTCGGCTTCCCTTCAAATATCTTTTCAGCTGCAATTTGCCACGCTTCTCTTGCAGGTATTCCCTCATTTTTCACCAGTTCAAAAGCCATAATAGCGCAATGACCATATTTGCCAAATTCCATTTTAACACCTCACAAAATATCATTTTATGGGGTTATTATAACATAATTTTTTCTAATATTTAACCTAATTTATATTCACCGCAGCACCGCGAATGGTCAACGTTCCCGCAGCAATAATACTAATATCACCTATAGCATTTACAGTTAAACTTCCTGATTTACGATCATGCTTTATAACAGTACCATCACCAAATTTAATCGCCCTTACATCAGCACTTCTCTCCTGTGGTTCATCTTCTTTTGAAAAAAATGAACCAATAATAAAACCCTCATTTAATCCCTGCCCACTTTTATTTGGCAGCATTAAGCACAGAACTTGTTCATCAATATCAGGTATCCAGTAATCCTTGTCGACCATGCTTCCACGATTTACAATCATTAAATTACCAGATACCAAATCGTCTTTATCAGAAAAAGCTACTCTTGCAGTATTTGTATTGACGTCAATAGAAGATACCCTCCCGATACGAATTATGTTTTTTATAAAATTAGTATCCATTTAAACACCTTCTTACATCGATATTTGTCGTATAACCGCTGCCAATATCATGTGATGCTCTGGTTATCAAGTACTTATCATAAAAGCAAAGGTGACTTTGTAGCTTTTGAAAAGGGCTTAAATCGATCCGGAGTTATTTGGGACAGAATTTACATAACGACTTTATTTACATTCCATTATAGAGAAGTATTAAAAACTATAAAGCACTATAAAAAATATGTCAAAAATAAAAATGATATTTTTGTTGGTGGAATAATGGCTTCATTACTAACAGAAGATTTAAAAAAAGATTCCGGATTAAACAACATAATTATCGGTCGCTTACTTAATTCTTCTATGTTAGGGTTTAATGACAATGTAAATATTGATGTCCTTCCTTTAGATTATGATATATTACAGGGCTGTGAGTATAAATATCCTTCCGGTGACAATTTTTTTGCTTATACAACAAGAGGCTGTGTCAATAAATGTCCTTTTTGCGCAGTACCAATTCTAGAAGGCGGCTTAAGTATAACCAATAATATACACGAACAAATCTCATTTGCTCGTGATACATATGGTGACAAGCGCAATTTATTGTTACTAGACAATAACGTACTAGCGCTCAAAAATGAAGACTTACAAGCAATCGTCAATAATATAACGTCTTTAGGTTTCATTAAAACCCCGACTTTTTTCAAACAATCTGAATTTCTTAAATTATCTGACGCATACTTTAGAGCTGCTAATACAAAAAATGATAACAGTATTATTTCCCAAAAGCTTAAGGAGTTACTCGATAATTTACGCAATTCAAAAAAACTTTCCCAAAAAACTCAAGAAAAAATTGCAGAAAAAGTTATTGACATAGGCACTCTATACGAAGATGAAGTAGATATGATTCTGAGCAATCTTGATTTTTTTATAGATGTAGAAAAAAAATACAACTATAAAAAACCTATGCAACGTTATGTAGACTTTAATCAAGGTATGGATGCACGACTTTTGACAGAAGAAAAAATGAAAATATTAAGCGCGCTCCCAATAAAACCTTTTAGGATAGCATACGATAATATAAAATACACCGATATATATACAAAAGCAATTAAATTAGCCGCAAGATATGGTGTAGAAGAATTTTCTAATTATCTTTTGTATAATTTCGATGATAAACCCATTGAACTTTATAATAGGCTAAAAATAAATATTGATCTAGCGGCAGAGTTATCTGTTCATATCTATTCTTTTCCCATGAAATATGAACCTATAGAAAATAAAAAACGTGGTTATGTTGGGAAAAATTGGAATCTTTATTATTTAAAAAGTATCAAGGCTATTCTTAATGTTTCTAAAGGTGTATTCAGCGGTGACACTTCGTTTTTCGAAAAAGCATTTGGCAAAAACGAGCAAGAATTTTTAGAAATACTCTCAATGCCCAAAGAGTTGATAACTTATCGTCTTTTCTACGAAAATTTGAATATAACTAGTAAATGGAAAAAAGAATATAATGCGCTAACTGCAACACAAAAAAATATTCTGCTAGATGCTTTATCTAATGATTCATTCGATGTTGCTGATCAAAAAATACAAACAATTCTTAGGTTTTATAAAAACTCTGTAATAAATAAAAAGAACAATATCCTTAAGATATAAAAAAGACCGCCCTGTACTACCAACATCGAACAGTCAACGTAACGCTTTACATCCAACCTTTAAAAACAACACTAATTTCAGTATATTATATCAATACCTTTATCAAATCATTATATGAGTGAAATACCTTTATTTTTTCGGTTATTTTAAATGTATTTGGTTGACACCTTTATTTATTAAAGGCGTTATATTAACATCTTTAATTTTTCTTATAAAATAAAGGTATCGAAAAGAGGTATAACTATTGTATAGTGGGAAATAATTTAATTCGTGGATAAAGAAACGTCAAATTTAAGCGTTTTAATACCTTTTTTACAGTTTTTCTAACTAAATTTACGCTTTTCGTAATTTTTCTTCGGGAAATAATCGTTGACATACCATTGCCATAAATGTTACCATAGGTACAGAGCGATCTGGGAATGAGGCAACTCACACCCCCAGACAAACGATAACCTCTGTATCTTGATACAGAGGTTATTCGTCTTTTAGGAGTGATTTTATGAAGCCATTTAAGCCAAATAAAGATTTAATTAGCTTACTTATAAGCAGGAATCTCGAAGTCCCCAAGCCTGCTTTTGCTACTAGAATGTTAGACTATGAAAACTATTATTACGTTATAAATGGTTATAAAAAACTTTTCATAAATTCCACAGTTCCAAATGATTCTTATAAACCCGGCTCTTCTTTCAGCGAAATTGTAGCCCTTTACACCTTTGACCGCAGGTTGCGCGAAATTCTTCTTACAGAACTCTTGCGTGTCGAGCATGTTATAAAAAGCAGAATAGTATATGTATTTTCAGAAAGTCATGGCCACAACCATACTGCTTACTTACGACCTGAATCTTTTAATGTTAATGGTTTTACTAATTTTAAAAGAACAAATTCTATGATTTTTGATATGTTAAAGCTCATAGATAAACAACAGAAAATCCACGGCGCAGTCAAACACTATATGGATAAGTACGGCTATGTTCCTCTTTGGGTGTTGTCTAAAGTTATGACGTTTGGCAAACTAAACTCGTTTTATGCCTGCATGCTGGAGGAAGAGAAAACAAAAGTTGCAGCATCATTTAACCTAAATTCAAAAAACTTCAAAAACCTAATAGATTTTCTTGCAAACCTAAGAAATAAATGTGCCCATGGAGAACGTATTTACTGCCATTCAAAAGATACCCCAAAGCCGCGGCCGATTCCCGCACTGCGCGAACACACTTTGCTGAAAATTCCTAAAAATTCTTCGGGGCATATATACTATGGTACCCATGATATTTTAGCGCTATTAATCGCATTAAAATATTTTGTATCACCACTAAGATATGACCGACTGCTAAAAAGAATTGATTTTGCGCTGCATGAGAAATTAAAAAAGCGTCTGCACAGTATTGATATCACAGAAGTTAAACGTATAATGGGATTAAATTGTGACTGGCTAAAATTAAAATAATAAAAACGACCGCCCCTGCGCCAACAGGAACGGTCAACGTAATTGCCCCACTTCGTCGCAAGCGAGCTGATTACTATAGATATTATAGCACATCAGCTCTGCTACTGCATACTCAAATTACAGTAAAGGAGCTGATTTTTTATGCCAAAACGTAACAGAAATGGCGCTGGAAGCATTGTTTATGAACCAAAGCGAAAGAAATACAGAGCCTATATCACGGATGCTTTAGGTAAAAGAATATCCAAACGTTTCGACAGTTCTGACGAAGCTGATATGTGGCTTTCCCAAATAAAATTAGATCTATACAACAATACCTATATTCCTAAATCTAACATAACTGTAGGTGAGTGGGTCCTTGAATATCTGAGCACTTACTGTGCACCAAATATAAGAGCAAAAACCTTAATTCGGTATATGCAAACGGCTCGACATCTTGAACCCATCTCCGGCATATTACTTCAGGAATTAGATGCTAGGCAGGTACAATATTTCTATAATAATCTTCCTAAAATGTCAGATAGCAGCAAAAACAAAATACATAAACTGTTGAAAGCAGCTATAACTAAAGCACATATACTAGAGCTAGTAAAAAAGAATATTATGAATGCCATACCAGCGCCTAAAGTATCGAAACCCAAAATAGAAATATTCAAAAGAGAAGAACTGCAAGCAATATCAGACGTATTAAAAACTAATTCCACTTATAGAAGGTATTATTTATTATTTTTATTAACAATCAACACCGGCATGAGACTTGGAGAAGTTTTAGGACTAAAACGAAAATGCGTATTTGATGATTATGTTGTGATCAACAACAGCCTGCAAGATATAAATGGTAAAATGGTCGATACACCGCCAAAAACGGCCGCTGGAGAAAGAGAAATCACAATCACGAGGGATTTATCCTCTGACCTAAAAAAACGTTTTAACAGTGGGAAAATCGTTTCTTTTGATGGCTATATTTTTCAAAGCAAAAATGGAACTCCATTACGACCTAACCAAATCGAAAGAGCCTGGAAAAGTATTTTATTATTAGCTTCAGTACCGCATAAAAAATTCCACGTACTTCGTCATACGCATGCAACACAATTATTGGCGAACGGTGTACCACTTTTGGAAGTATCTAAACGATTGGGACATAGCAGAGCCAGCCACACTTTAGATCTTTATGGTCATTCTATTCCAGGTTACGATGCTTCTTTGCCGAATAAAATCTCAAAAATTTTCAATTTATAAGTTGGGTGCAATTGTGGGTGCAATTGCTGAAATTTATGTTAGGAAAATGGCATTCTACCGTAATGAAAAAATAAGCTATAAAGCCACTTAATCCTTTACAGAATGCTGTATTACAGGCTTTTTCTCGTAGTTCTCCGGAGCCGTGTGCGGTGGTTCGATTCCACTCGGGCGTACCAATGGAAAAGACAGATGCAGACTTGTTCTGCGTCTTTTTTATTTTGCATAAATCATAAAGAACGAAATATAATACTTCGTTTATTCTGGTCATATAAAACCCTGCTGCAAATTACAGCAGGGTTTATTTTCAAACGTTATATTCATATTTTTGAATCGAACCGACAGAAAAATGCACCAAATAATCAGGATAACCATCGACAGGGATCCAAAAAGAAACTACGTCACCTAATTTACCGACTTTTTTACGATAACTGGCTTCACCATTCTTCCACGCTTCTTCTGCCCTGCAGCCCTTGTGCTGTTCTAACGGCTCAACTAAAGCACACTTGTTGCCCTCTATGCGTCCTGTACTGGGTGCGACTTTATTGGCAGCAATAATATTACGCTTTTTATCAATAAGCATTGCCGACTCCGGATAATTATCCCACATCAAATGAAACGCTTTAATTACCTCTGCCTTTTCCAT